GCAAATTCCGCCAATTCATTAGCAGGAACAGCGAACAGCAAAGCCAACACAGTAGACGGTCGTGTCACCGCCACCCAAAACGGCTTAGTCGAAACCGGAATCAACATCACGTCCCGCAAAATCGTGCTAAAGTCTGATAACGTCCTTTTCCAAAACAACGCAGGACAGCAGACAGCCGCCATCAATGCGAACGGAAAACTTGCTGCAAATGCAATTGAAGTTGGTGAGGTTGTTGCCGGAGGTTTTGCGGCACAGCGCATCACTACCGGAAACTTGACTGTAACGGATGGGGCGGTTATCGGTGGTATGACTATCACAGGGGGAGTGCTGACCGGGAAGAACATCAATATACAAAATGGTGCAAAGATCGGTAACTTCACCATTGTATCGGGTATATTTTCCGCCCAAAATACGCCCGCAGGCATACAAATGACTCTATCGAATAATTCCGCTACTTTTGACAGTAGCGGAGTACGTGTAGAACATAATTCGGGTGGTTATGCGTTGACTACTACGGGTAACGGAAGAGTATTCCTAACAGGGTCAAATTTTTGGGTTCAGTGCAAGGATGTTGATTTTATGGGTGTTCGAACTTGGAAAGCTCCCGGAGTATTTTACGCATGTACAATATTGGGTAGTGGGGCTATCGGTAAAACATGGGGAAACCCCGACTTTCATATAACTAGGGTGGTTTTAAACTCAATCGGAAGATATACTGTGTATACAAGTGGGGGGCAAGTTGGGAATTACTTTGTTATGTTGCAAGGTTATGATCCATCACTTTGGTTAAGTACTACCGTAGAGCCTTATTCACCCGGGGAATTTACATATAAAGTATTTGATGTGAATAATGGAATGAAAAACGCAGCTGTTATCATATATTTTTGCGGTATGGTTAGTTAGTTTAATAGTTAACATTTGCGGTAAGTTGGTTTGTACCTTCTTACCGCTTACCTTTGTACCAAACATTAATCAATTAATATAAAATTATGGAAAAGAAAGGTTTAGATTTTGATTTAAAGTCAGTAGTTTACACGAAAGAAACAAAAGTGATGGACTACCATTTCGAGACGGAAAACGGAAAGTACGTAGGTCAATTAACAACGGTATCGACAGAGCCGGACAAGTACAACATTACCCACTGTACGGCTGATGTGTCAGAGAAACAAATGGTAGAAATGCCTGGAACTTCCGGTAGTCCAATTCTGCAAGAACAATACGTTCCGGTCGGATCGCTTGCCATCCGTGACGGTCGCTTTGAGGCAAACCAGTTTCCTCTATCTACTAAAACATCCGTCTATGTGAACGACTTTCAAAACTTCATCTTTGAGTTGACCGCACCTAAAACAGTAGAATAATGAATGTCACACAAGAACAGTTAAGGTTAATGCTTGTATCGGCAATTAGTCCGATACTTGCGTTTCTCACCCCTACGAGCGGTTTTATAACCGCCCTTGTGTTCATGTTTGGCTTTAACATTATTTGCGGCATGCGTGCCGATGGGGTTAATTTGTCGGTAAATAGTGTTCGTAGGTTCACTATGCTGAAATTCATCTCAGCCGTGCAGGAACTTATTTTGTACATCATTGTGATAACCGTTATCTTTTCGTCTGTGGCTAAGATGGGGGATCACGATGCAGCCGTTCTATCGGCAAAGACGATTACATACGTCTTTATGTACGTATATCTGTCGAACGGTTTTAAGAACCTTTGTATCAGCTACCCGGATAACAAATCTTTCCGGTTGATCTACCATATTGTCCGGTTTGAGTTTAAGAGGCTGATGGGAGAGAATGCCGCAAAGATAGTCGAGGAACACGAAGAAAAGATTGAGATTGAAACTAAGTAATTAACACGGGAGGTTTAACGCCTCCCTTTAAACTTTATCAAAATGAAATATTTCACATTGAAAGAGCTGACACGCTCAGCAACGGCAGAGGCGAAAGGTATTGATAACACGCCAACACCGGAGGTTGAAAAGAATTTGACCTTATTAGTAGAAAACGTATTAGACCCTCTACGGAAGCTTTCCGGTAAGCCGATCACAGTTAATTCGGGCTATCGGTGTCCGGAGTTAAACAAAGCCGTTGGCGGCTCTAAAACATCCGATCACGTGAAAGGTTTTGCGGCTGATATTACAGGAGGAAGCAAGGAAGAGAACGAACGCCTTTTCTACCTAATCAAATACAATTTCAATTTCAAACAGTTGATAGATGAAAAGGACTTTTCATGGGTGCATGTCTCCTACGATCCCTCTAATCTCAAAAACCAAATACTAAAGCTATGAAAAGGCGATTGTTTGCGTTTTTAGCGACTTTTGCTCTTTGCCTTGGCATTGTGTCGCTATTACTGATAAACGCTGATTTACGTAAGAAAAAGGCTATTGCAGAAAGAAATGTTAGCGTCCTAACAACTCAGAACGTTGCGTACCGGACGAAAGGCGGTCAAAGTGCCATGAAAGTAGAGGAATTGAATCTGACTTTAAAGCAGTACCGGAACACTATACAAGGGAAGGATAACACTATAAAAGAGCTAAAGCAATCTATTAATGACTTGAAAAGTCACACAAGCGTTCAAACATCAACTGAGACGCATTTTAGCACGGCTGCACGGGATAGTATTGTTATTCGTGATAGTTTGGTTATCGACACAATGAAATGCGTAAATATGCGCTCTAAATGGCTTGACTTATCCGGCTGCATAGATAGCAACGGCACGTTTGCCGGAACAACCGTTACCCGTGATAGCTTGGAAATATTAAACATAGAGCATAGAAAGCGGTTTTTGTGGTTTCGACTAAAGAAGGTGAAGTATAGGGAGTTTATCGTAACGAGCAAAAACCCACATACAGAGATAACAGGTTTTAACGTAACTACGATCATAAAGTGATAATTCAATGTTAAAAAGGTTGATTCACGTTAAAGTATTTGCCACTGAGGAATATATCCGTATATTTGCAGCGTAGAAGTTATTACTAACGTCATTAACAGCGGTTATTGATTTTCATAGAATCATGTTTGTAGAAGATTTGTATCATATTTTATCTTAAACTGTCGGTATGCGAATATAGACAGTTTCTAATTAGAACATTTTCAATAACTATATATATTGGGTTTTGTCATAATTACATTTTTCCCCCTCCGCTTGTGAAAGTAGAGGGGTTTTTTATTACCTTATCCGAACACGCCTCAAAAGTTAAATTAGTATTAAATATCAAACTTATGCTTTGATATTTAAAATATCTCCTTAACTTTGCAACATCAAAAGGAAACGAATTACTAACAATAAAACTTAGAGTTATGGAAGAAAAGGAATTTATTTATTGCTTGACCGGAGAGATTAACGTATTAGGCACTGTCAAGGCTAAAACAATAAAAAGTGCTATGAAACTTGTAGCGGCTATTCAGAGAGGTGCTATATTGAATGATCCGAAAAGGAAATCAATCTTTTGGAGCGTTTCACGTGCTGATCGTCCGTTTAAGTTAGGTAATATTGTGTATACAATATGCTATCCCGATGGGTCTATTCGTTCACATGTATGCTAACAATAAAAAATTAGAATTATGATACGATCGTTTAATAAGTCGGGTTCAACATCTATGCTGACAGATAAGGAAAAAGCGTTTAACCGATACTGCCTAACTAACAAGGAAGTTTCATACAACTTAATGCGTATAGAAATGGCAGTTGTTCAAATGTCGTATTACGGCAACCGTTCATCGGACGTTACTCTAACAACCGATAGTTCTGAGGTTTTGGATGCGATTTATACAGTCCTAACAAACGAAGGGTTTAAATACTCCTTCAATTTACCTAATAAAGTATTAACCATAAGTATTTTTTAATTTAAAATTTAATCAAAATGAAAGAAGAAGTAAAATTGTTCAGAGCGTTAATTATTGTTTTTGTGTTGCTTGTATTCACCTTCGTAGTAACTTCATGCAGTGATGATAGCGACAATGTGTATCAAACAGAGTATTCTATTGATGTACCGGAATGGCAAACTGTTTATGTGAATGGTGAGGTTACAACGTCTATATCACCATATGTTTGGGAACATGTGGACTTATCAGATAAATGTGTTAGGGTATTCTCCGCAGGACATGTTAGTTATCACAAGGTAACGAGGGTGTCACGTGATGATTTAGGCTTTACCGTTTATTCAATAGAAAGTAGCAATAACGAACGGTTTGCATACAATAAGAATAAAGGTATATTGCAATATTGGTGTACAAGAAACGGCATTGAAACAGTTGTTGTTTATCGTGAATTAAAGTAAGTTTCATTTTACCCTCACCCGGTGGAGGTTAACCGGGTTATTAAGTATGAAAGTAAATGTTGTATTAGAAGAGAAAAAGATTCCCGGTTTTGAAGCTAAATACGGTTTAGATGTATATAACGATAAAGGACAAAGATATACTATCGAGTTCGATAGAATGGGAAATTTAGTAGTTAGTATCCCAAAAGGTGTGTTATTAGTAAAACCAGAATGTAACAACAAAATATCAATTAGAATTGAATGATATGAAAGAGATAAACGAAACTCAATTACAGCTATCTACTGAGGGAAAAAGACTTCCCGATATGATAAAGCAGGCGAACGGCATACACGAACTTGTTAAGCAGAAACTTTCTGAGTATAACTCAATAGAGTATACCGATGATAATATAAAGGTGGCAAAAGCCGATAGAGCCACTTTAAACAAGGCGAAAAAGGGACTTAACGACAGCCGTATAGAACTTGAAAAGGCTTGGATGAAACCGTTCAACGAACTAAAGGATGTTGTTAACGAAACTTGTAAGCTGATCGGTGAGGCTTCTTCACGCATAGATAGCAAGATAAAGGAAACGGAGGAAAAGGAGAAGCAAAAGAAACTGGATCAAATAAGGGAATATTTTGAGGAACACAATGAAAATCTTATCTTGTTTGATTTTGCTTTCCGTCCGGAGTGGCTTAATAAGACTAAAGCACTTTCAGTTGTGAAAATGGAGATAGACGAATTGTTCAAAACAGTAGACGATGATCTTAACAGACTGAAAGAGCATTTTGCCGGAGAGGCGTTTTATATTCCGGTTATCGACAAATATACGTCTACACTCGATTATAACAAGTCGTTCGATTATGGAAATCACCTAAAAGAAGCTGCAATACAAGCCGCAAACAGACAGTTTGAACAGAGAGTGACAGATAACACGCCTCAGCAACAAAAGCCCGAAATTAAGCCTCAAAACGAGCCGAAGACAAACGAAGAAGAAGTTTATATACGAGGCTTTAAAGTCCATGTTACGAGAAAGCAGGCTTTTGCGCTTGCTGAGTTTATGAATAGCCACAATATAAAGTTTGAAAGCATATCAATATAGACGGTAGCCCAATTGGGCTACCTTTTTTGTTTTGTTTGCGATGGTTAATTTATTGTTAAAACTTAAAGTTTCGCTTGAACTTTCAAATAATGTGCTTATATTTGCAGTGTCGAAAGAAACAAAGTAGTAACAATTAAAAATTAGAATTATGAAAAATATTAGATTAACAAAAAAGCAATTAGGAAATAAGTTTGTTTATACAGTTGTAGACGAGAACAATAACGTAATTTCTACCCGTACATCAAAAAGAGACTTTGTAGCGTGTACTGCAAATGGCAAGTTCTATTTTGGCAGAACTGATTTAATAGGGAAGGGGGAGCACGGTATAAAAGTTTCGTACAATACTAAGATTATCAATAATCCAGAAAGGGAATACATGAAATTTGTTAATGGGTTCGTTCCTTCGGAGCGTATAGAAATAATGAAAGAATACCCTAAAGATGAATGGATAGAGGAACAATTGAAATATGCAAAAGAAAGACTTTCTTTGTTGAATACAATAGCGTATTTGTCTGAGTAATATTAACAGGGTGGTAGAAATACCACCCAAAAAACAAAAATACTTATTATTATGAATTTAGAAAACGTTGACAGAGCAAAAGCCCTAATATCAGATAGGGAGTGTCTTAATGAGATCATTAATGAAATGGAGAAAAATATACCAGTAAGTTTTTGGTTTTCTGTTAAGCAGAGAAATAGAACTTTAAATTTTGAATCTAATGATAATGAATTTCTAAAAGATTTTGTTTCTGATGTTTACGGTTTTTCATTGGAGTATCTGCGTGATAAACTTTCAGACATATACGATGAACTTAAAGACTTGTGATTATGAAGGAAATTAAATGCGTTAAATGCGGATGTGTGATTAATACAAATGCCGGATACTATGCTGCCTTTGATGGTAGCTTTTGCAGAGAGTGTTGGAGTAAACAATCAGATAAATTTAAAAGTGAACAGTTGATTAAAGCACTCTCAAAGAGATTCAAATGTAATATTAACAAAAATTTATTTTAAAATGGAACAATATTTAGACTTACTAAAAGAGACTTTAACCTATGGTGAAAAGAGATCAGACCGAACAGGAACGGGAACTATCAGTTTATTCGGTTTACAACGATCTTATGATTTGCGTGACGGTTTCCCGCTTGTCACAACTAAGAAGGTATTCACGAAGGGAATTATATATGAGCTTCTTTGGATGTTAAAAGGAGACACCAATATAAAATACCTAAATGAAAATGGCGTTCATATTTGGGACGAGTGGGCAAAACCTTCCGGTGATCTTGGACGTATATACGGTAAACAATGGCGTGACTGGCGCATAAATAGTAAGTTAAGAGTAGATCAAATTGAGTCAGTTATAGATATGATTAAGTTTAACCCGGAGTCAAGAAGGCTAATTGTTAGTGCTTGGAATGTTGGAGAAATACACATGATGGCACTCCCTCCGTGTCACTGCTTTTTTCAGTTCTACGTGTCTGAGTCCGGTTATTTGGATTTGAAACTGTATCAAAGAAGTGCAGACCTATTTTTAGGCGTTCCTTTCAACATTGCGTCTTATTCTATCTTGCTGTCTATGGTAGCGCAGGTTTGCGGTTTAAAGCCTCGTAGATTCATTCATACGATCGGTGACGGACATATATATTTGAATCACGTTGAGCAGGTGAAAGAACAATTGAGTAGAGAGCCGTTTGCCCTTCCAAAATTGAAGCTAAACCCAAATGTTCGTAATATATTCGATTTTAAGTATGAAGACATTAAGATAGTAGATTATAACTGCCATTCGGCTATAAAGGGGGAGGTTGCTGTATGAATGACGAAGAAGTTTTCAAGTTATTAGGCTGTGATAATATTGTATACTATTATGAAAGATACCTTCATAGAGAGTCTGTATATTATCTGAATAACTTGCTAAAGAAAACCGTTAATGTGTATTTTAGAGATATGATACTTAACGCTATTAATCATAAATTAGCTGGATTATAATTTAAAAGGGATGTGCAACGCTTTGCCATCCCTTTTTAGTTTCTATATATCACATACCGAAACTATCGTTGCTCTATGAAACAAATCTAACAATATGTAGTAACAAGTATGAAAGTGATGCAAAGGTAGGCTTTTGATACTATTCAATGGTTAAAACGGGTAGTTTTACATTTCATTAACAATAAAATTAAAGAATTTCTTTGTGTATTTAAAGTTTATCCTTAACTTTGCAACATCAAAAAAGAAGTAGTAACATTAAAAACGAATAATATGCAAATTAAAAAAGATCGAATTTACAAATTGCTTGTGCATGTTTGCAAAAATGAAGGTTTCACATTCTCGTATGAAAGACTTGTTTTATCTCTTAATAAGTACATTGATGAAGACGAAGAAGATTCAGTATTCGGATGTACAATATCTGATATTGATATTTCAATAGCTAAACATATATCAGTTGATATTTGCGGAACGCTTGCATTAAGCAATGTTATTTGCCAATTAACTTGCATCGGTGCGGGAGATTGCCCGAATTGCGGAGGTTTACTCAGATTGATAGAATCTTATCCCAAATTTAGCAAACAGTATTGCGATCGTGATTGTGAGCCGGAGAGAGAGGAAGAAAATGTATACGAATGTTTAACATGTGGAAAGGAGGTTATTTTATGAATATTGAAAACACAATGATCCGTATCAATGATGCGATTATAAGCGCACGTATGAACGGCAAAAAGATTACGAAAAAGGATATTGCGGCTTTGCTGTGGAAGGACTCAAAGCAAAGAACGCAGGCGGTAAACATGTCTGCCTTGTGTAATCACAAAACCCAAACTATAAAAATAGAGTGGGTGAAAGAGATATGCGAGGCTACCGGAGTCGATGCGAATTTCCTATTTAATATTAACCCTAAAAAATAAAAGTTATGATTAAAAATTTGCCCAACATTCAAAACGAAATGAATGTTCAAAAGTCGAGATTTAACAAGTTTGGCGGATACAAATACCGTTCGTGTGAGGATATTTTGCAAGAAGCGAAAAGGGTGTGCGAAAAATACGGATGTTATGTTATGGTGACTGACTCTATCGAATTTATCGAAGGGCGTTTTTACGTGAAGGCAACCGCAAAAATTGTTGAGGTTGAAACCGGGTCTATTGAAATATGTTCTGCTTTTGCACGTGAAGAAGATAGCAAAAAAGGGATGGACTCTGCACAGCTAACCGGAGCTACATCAAGTTACGCACGAAAATACGCCTTATGTGGGCTTTTTGCGATAGATGACAGCATAGACAATGATTCAATGAACGGAGAGCCGGAAACGAAAGGGAAACAGAAAAAATCAGCCTCAAAACAAGTTGCCAACCAAAATAATACTGGAAATAACTCAAATTATTTGGGTGTGCTGCTTGACGAAATAAAGAAAGCAACAACTTATAAACATTTGGGCGATATTCACAAGAACAACGGTCAATTTCATCAAAACAGTGAGTTTATGAACGCTTTGGTTGTTCGGAAGGCGGAACTTGAAAAGGCGGAAGCAGAAGCAAAGAGAGTATAAATAATTCGGGGGATGCGTTCCCCCAATAAAAATAAAAGCAATATGAAAGAACTAACATTACTCCCCAAATTGGTTAATGCTGATGTAACGTATATCAGCGAAACACATGAATATTTTTCAAGCGATTTTAGAAAGCTGAGAGGGGTAACGGGTTTTATCAATGATCAATTATTTCCCGGCAAACTTGACAATATACCGGATAATATTTTGAGATCGGCAACTGAGAGAGGGAAAGCGGTTCATGATGAAGTTGAGAGGATCGACAAAGAAGGTATTGAACCGGAAACGGTCTACGGAGAGAACTATTTGAATTTAAAAGCCGGAAGCGGTTTAATTCATATCGCATCTGAGTATATTCTAACTGATAACGAGTTTATCGCATCACCGACCGATAAAGTGTATTTGGGTGGCTCTGATAAATCAGTCGTTTTAGGTGACATTAAAACTACCTACAAACTTGATTTGCTTTATTTGTCTTGGCAGCTATCAATATACGCCTATCTTTTCGAGAGACAAAACCCAAATTTGAAAGTAGAGGGACTTATCGCAATTTGGCTAAGAGGTGACAAGGATAAGGACGGAATTTTCTCTGTTGAACGCATACCGGACAGCGAAATAGAATTATTCCTTAATTGCTGTAAGAATGGAGTTCGATATGTAGACAATGCAAGCAAAGATAGCTACGTAGCAAAATTGGAATCATTACCCGCAAAAGTAGCACATATTGAAGAAGGCGTTTACGAACTTCTTGAAATGCAAAAGAAGATAGACGAACATTTAGGCAAGTTTAAAGAACAGTTGTTGGGTCTTATGTCTGAGGCGAAAGCTGACAATATAAAAGGGGAACTTATTTCAGTCACAAGGAAGAAAGCATATAGCCGTGAATCACTTGATTCTAAAGCACTGAAAGAACAATATCCGGAAATATACGATCAGTTCGTTAAAACGTCAAATATTAAAGAATCAATTCAATTAAAAGCGTTATAATTATGGTTATAAATGAAGATTTAGCAAAAGAGATCGGTTTAGATGATTCAGTAGTATATTCAGTTATGGCTCTTATACTTTGTACTGATACATATAAGGATAAGTTTAAGGGGTGTAGGGTAAAGAAAGAACCTAATACCGTTTTTATTACGATTTCTAAACTTAGAGAAATTATTCCTTTTATGTCTAAGAGCAAATTATATAATTCTGTAAACAGATTATTAAAACTTGGATATATAAAAGAGGCTAATTATAGACTACCAGGTACTAATACAACTAAATGTTATACGATCGGAAAATTTAAAACGATAAAGAAATGAATAAAAAGGAGCAGCAAGCAATCGACTTCCTTCGCAGCATGGAACGTGACGATCCGATGTGTTTAGGCTTTTCTGGCGGCAAAGATAGTGTTGTAATTCTTGACCTTGCAGAGCGTTCCGGCATAAAGTATAATGCTTCTTATGCAAATACTACCGTTGACCCGCCCGGAACAATCAGTTTTATAAAGAAGAATTATTCACAGGTTCGGATACTTCAACCGAAGCAATCTTTTTTTCAGTTGATAGAAACTAAAGGTTTACCCGGCAGAATGAGGCGTTTTTGCTGTGAGAAGTTGAAGGAGCAATACGGTATCGGTCAGCGCACAATCGAGGGAATGAGGTCAGAGGAAAGCCAATTGAGAGCATTATATGAACCAGAACAATGCGATGCGCGTAAGTGGATGAAAGGTGCAAAACATATCCTTCCGATTCTAAACTGGTCAGAAACTGATGTTTGGAACTATATCCGAAAATACAACCTTCCGTATTCTAAGTATTACGATGCGCCTTACAATCTTTCTCGTCATGGATGTGTTGGTTGTCCCCTTGCAGGATGTAAACAGATGCAGAAAGAGTTTAAGATGTTTCCTGGATATGCAAAGCGCATGATTGTCTCCATAGAACGCTATATGAACAACAAGCCTAATAATGCGCTTGCAAGAAATTTCAGCGACCCGTACGAAGCTTTTTACTTCTACATCAATGAAATGCCTATGCAGGACATTAGACGGTTGAAGAAAGGACTCTTTTACTTTAATGCAAAGGAGGTTATACGGAAAGAGATTTTAAATAGAATAGAGTAAAACAATATAGAAATGAATAAAATTAAAGAATCAGAATTAAACATCCTATCGACAAAGAAGCTGTACAACGCTATGAACTTATTAGTAGATACAGGATACCTAAAAGAGCTACCATTACGAAAGCCGGGTTTAAATACAACACGATGTTACCAACTTGTTAATGTGATCCAACATTTCGAGTAACCTATAATACACCCACCAACGTTTTTTAGTTGTGTGGGTGTTTTTTGTGGTGTGCCGAAAAATAGGCATACCTCAAATATGGGTATCACCAATTTTGGACACACTCCTATCGTTCTTTTAGTTATATCTAATTATCAGACGTTTACAAACAAACGAATGTTAAATTATAAAATATATTCGTTTTTCCTTTCGGTATATAATCATAAACGCTATATTTGCAGAGTCAAATTTAAAACAATATGTATATGAAAGTAGAAAACTTAGTTAAGATTAAGAGTTATGCCGATTTAAAGGGAGTTACAGTACCTTGGATATGGAAACTTATTAAGAGGGGTAAATTAGAGTATATTCAAATTGATGGTGCATGTTTCATTGAGTTAACTGATGAAGAACTAAAAAAGTATGATGAGTACAAAGAAAGGATAAGTTCATTTTTGAATAGCAAATAGTATTAATCATTAAAATTTTAGAAAATGAAAGAATTAGTTTTTAAAGGAGAATCAAATCAAGTTTTAACTAACAGTTTATTGGTAGCTGAAAAGTTCGGAAAGGAACATAATAAAGTTATTAGAGGTATTCAAAACCTTTCATGTTCAGACGAATTTAGAGCCGCCAATTTTGGCGTTTCCTCTTATATTAGTCTGCAAAACAAGGAGTTGCCAATGTATGTAATGACTAAAGACGGTTTTAGCTTTCTTGTTATGGGGTATACTGGTGTTAAGGCTGGTATGTTTAAAGAGGAATATATAAAAGCCTTTAATAAAATGGAGGAAACTATTAAGAATGGAGGTTTTAACGTTCCTAAATCATTCCGTGAAGCATTATTGCTTGCTGCCGAACAGCAAGAAGTTATAGAGAATCAGCAAAAGCAGATCGAAGAAAAAAACGCAAAGATCGAAGCTGATAAGCCGAAGGTTTTATTCAGTGAAGCGGTCTCCGCCTCGAACAAATCTATCTTAGTGCGTGAACTTGCAAAACTTATCACCCAAAACGGTTATCAGATCGGGGAAAAGCAGCTATACGAGCGACTGAGAAAAGCCGGATACCTTTGCAGTTCGGGAGAGTCGTACAATTAACCTACGCAAACATACATGAACATGGGCTTATTTCATTTGAAGAAAACAAGCGTTATTTGTGACGGGGAAAGTAAGGTTTATACCGTCACCAAAGTGACACCGAAAGGACAAATATACTTCATTAATAAGTTTTTAGGGAGGGGAATGAAATGACGCATTGTTTTGACGATAAAGTGGCAACAAAGCTAGGAGTTGAAGCGGCATGCGTGTTGCATAACTTCGCTTTTTGGATAAACAAGAATATAGCCGATAACCATAATTATTTTGAGGGTAGATATTGGACTTATAACACAAGGGAAGCGTTATCTAAACTATTCCCGTACATGAGCCAATCTAAGATATACAGAGTAATAGGAAAGTTAGAGGAAGAAGGTTATTTGTTGAAGGGGAATTTTAATAAATCGGGTATAGATAGAACAACGTGGTACGCATTAACAGATAAGTGTATAAAGTTCCTTTTTGAGTGCGGTTATACGCTTATAGGCTATTCTGAGCCGATTTTGCAAAATTGCAAAATGCAAGTTGCAGAAATGAACAATGCAAGTTGCAGAAATGAACAAACAATACCAGATAGTATATATACAGATAGTTATACTAAATCTCCTACCGGAGATTATAGTATAGCCACGCACGAAGAATCTGTTTTGTTTCCGGTTGAAAAGAAACCTTTAGCCTCAGAGATATTCGGCTTTACTGCAAAAGCCTTAGATGTGACTAAGAAAGTGATAGAGCGAACAGATAGTTTTTTCGATCAGCTAACATTCCCGTTCGAGTCGGAGGAATTTAAAAAAGCCTTTTATGTGCTAATGACCCAACCAAAGTGGCGGGTAAAGACTAAGACTCTAACAGCTATGCAAGCAAACCTAAACGAGATTGCGCAATTTGAAGAAGGTTTTGCTATGCTATTGATAAATCAGAGCATATCTAAAGGATGGGCGTCACTGGTATACGAATCAACGCCAAAACAGTATATGCAATGGCTACGGGAAAAGACGGGAGTCTCCGGAAATACACAGCCTGCAAACAATACTAAATCGTATTTTCAGAGTGACGAACAGCGCAGGATGTATCAGTCTTATTTAACGGAGGACTTTACATAGCATTTTAAGGCTTAAATTTCAATTTTAATCACTAAGACAATAAAAGTATCATGTATTTGGAGAAAATCGAAAATTCGGGCGGAAAATTAGCAAAATACGAAGGTTGCGGATCGTTTATAGAGAAGAACCGAAAATTTTATGAAAGTGGCAACTTCGGACAGCTATCAAAAGTAGATCAAAAGATATTCCGTGATTCAACTTTGCTTTTGGTGTCCGAATGTACAGACGGAAGAAAAAGAATAGATAATCTTTCTAAGGTTCTTAACGGAGTATGTTTAGAGACTGGTTTAAAAATGCCGGATGTCCGGGACGCAGGAAGTATATTTTATGCTGTTTGTGATGTGATAGATATGTATTTCGATGATCTATCGTTCAATGAAATTCGTTTGGCATGGCGGTTACTTGCTGTCGGGGAACTCGACCCGTTTTTGCCAAAAGACAGATACGGTAGTCCGGACAAAAATCACTATGGCTCTCTTTCGGTTGATTATATTTCAAAGGTTCTAAAGGCGTATAAGAAACGAAAGGTTGAAACGATGGAACGAGTTTCTCAGATTATGCCGGACGAAAAGCCAAAGCCGACACCCGAACAGGAAAAGATGTTTTTAAATTTGCAGGCATACAATTTTGTTCTCGCCCTTTTGAAGTATAAGTATTCGGGACGTTTCCGCATAGAGCGTGACAGGATAATAAACGAGTCTACATTTGCGTACATGGAACGATTGGGATATGATATGTCGGTAGTACCTACGTTAGCAGACAAGAAAGAAGCTTTGTTTCAATTTCAAGGTAGACCCGTAAATAGCTTTGCGCAAATTTTCGAAAAAGAGTGTATTTCGAGGTTTGGGATAGACCACGAAGCAGTTTATTTTCGTGCGGTACTGATAGCCAAGAAAAGAAAGTTATTCCAGTATTGGGATGAAATGTTAGCCTTCTCAAATGAAGGTGATAGATCAGAAGATAATATTTGGAAGTTGTATTACTACATTCAATAAAACGAAAATCATGAATAGAAGAAAAGTAAAAAAGAGCGGTTATCGGATAAGGCGTACAAAGCCTTCCGATAAATTCGTTTATGTCTCTGACTCGTTAACATACGAAAGGAGAAAAAAGGAGGGAAAGAGATGTTATACTCTGTATTGCAAATATGCGTCTATTAACTATTTGTGTGTTTCTCGAAAACAGGCAAAATCTTTAATGAAAGGGTTCTTGTTACTATGGAAATAGATATTATTTGCGCAATAGACCCGGGTGTGTCGGCTGGTGGAATAGTGGTATATAAGCCGGGTAACAGTCTTATTACTATCCCAATGCCACGCACGGCAAAGGGTATTTTTAACGTGTTTCAAAAAGTGAAGCGTTCCGGTAGCCCTGCAATATTCATTGAGCGTCTTTCGGTTCGTGGGGGTGACTCCGGAGGCGGGAAAGAATTTAGAATAGCAACTATGTTGGAGAACTACAACTACCTTGTATGTTGTGCGCTCGTTCTTGATATTCCTTTGTTCCTATGTGCGCCTATTTCGTGGCAAAGTGGTTTAAATCTGAGGGAGAAAGGAGAGAAAGAGGAAAAGAAGAATAGAAAAGAAAAGTATCTTAATTATGCGATGAAGCAATTCCCACTTGCAAACGTGAAATTATGGAATAGTGACGCTATATGTATTTTACGCTTCGCACAAATGAAGATGATTTGTGATGTAGATTGGTTTTCAAGTAACATGCAGAACGAAAACAGTACGGAAATATCATTTTCTTCCCCTCTGTTGGACGATAGTATTAAATTCGTGGAAAGATATGGGTTCAAAAGAAAACGATCTAAAAAACGATCTAATTGAATCGGTGAAAGAATTGAGAAGCGCACAGAAGCGATTTGAGCGATTCGGGGAGAGATACAGAGAGAGGAAAGAAAAGGCGGAAAAGAAAGTAGATGAAATTCTGTCGGTTATCGAAGATAAGCAACTATCTATTTTCTAACAAAAGTTAAATAACGGGTATTTCGGAAAGATTTACCCGTTTTTATTTGCGTGAATTTAAAGTTTTGCTTTAATTTGCAGTACCAAAATAAAAAACAGTAGTAACAATAAAATCAATTAATTATGAAGGAAATTAACAAGAAATTAAGTGAACAGTCGGTGGAAACGGTTTTGGATAGACCGTAGTATAGAAAAGAGCTTTTTATTTATTGGGAGGGCTTAAAAGAGCAACGGGAAAAGGTAGCTTTCCAAATATTGAGGAATGGCGGAATCCCTAAAAGGATAACAATAGACAGAGTTGGGAGAATGGATGCAGACCAACTTGTGTCAGAATTCAAGCTAATACTTGACAGAAAGAGTGAGTTGCCTGCAAGTCTGAGGTACTTTATTTCGGATGTATGCGGAAAGGTGTTTATTAGTTGGTTTACAAAAGTGATCGAAGATGAAGCAAAAGAAAATAACGATACCCGGGAAGGTAACTAAGGACGGTAAGTTATCCATCTACATGGGCGAGCTTAACGAGTTTATGAAGAACAACGCAGGGAAAAATATTATTGCGGAGTTTACGGTATTAGAACCGTCTGATTCTTCATCCTTGCGTGGATACTACTTTAAATACGTTGTTCCCCAATTTCAGAAAGGGATGTGCGAAAATGGGTACAGGTGGAGCGAAGAAGAAACGGAGGCTTATATGCGTAGTATTTGCCCTATTACGATGGGTGAAGTTGTAGATATTGAAACTGGTGAGTATAGAAAGGACTCAGTTAAAGTAACCGATTTAAGCAATAGCGAATTTGTCGAATACATAGAATTTTTAAAGCAGTTTGCGGCAGAAGAATTTAGTATTTATATTGAAGAACCAAATAGATTTGTAAGATGAAAGAAAATGAAGAAATGACTTTAGAGGAAAAGTTCAATTTGATGTGCGAATCGTTAAGTATATCACCGGAGAGAATTATAGATAGGGATATTACCCGTTATGTATCACTTCGAAGAAATTGCATTATCCATCAGCTTTACGCCTATAAAAATCACGGTTTACCCGAATTGATAGGTCGCACGAAGGTTTTAATTATGAAAGCGCATGAACGTTTTCAAGGCGAATTAGATGTGAAAGATATGACAGCCGTAGAGTTTGTCCGGCTTATAGACGAACGACTGCAAAAGTATATTGATGGCAAAGAAGATTAAGAATCTTGTTCTTGTTCATTGCACGGAGTGTAGGTTCAGTTCAGATCACCATAATTTGATTTGCTATTGCAAAAAGAGAGATAAAAAGTTATGCAGTTGCCCGAACATTGGGCGGGTCTGTGAGTTTTACATTAAAAAATAAAGTATCATGTTAAAAGACAATTTTGAATTAAAGAGAGTTAAGTTCTTGAATAACGGTTTAGAGGTTGATTACAATGATTGCCGTTTGGTTGATGGTGAAGAAACAAAGACGTTTCACAAGGTAAAATGCCCCGCATATCCGCATAGAGATTTAGGAATTGCGGCAAATGAGTTTCGTTCATACATAGTTGAATTGATGGGAATAATGAATTTTAGGAACATCACCTATTTGTCTGATTTGGCAAAACAAGACAATGAGTTAAGTAGACAATTCGATGAATATTTTGAAACGCTTGCAACCCGTATAGCGATTAGTGAGATAGTCTATGATCCCGAAAAGAACACAATAGTTTTCAAATATATTTTCACGGGAGTAGATTTGTCCCGGTTGAAAATGCAAACGAGCAAAATTATGTTGGACGGTGAGGGGTTGAAATTTGAAATAGCTCTACAAGAAGATTTTGAAGCACTGAAAGATGAAATTTTCAAGTATCTTTTTGAAAATAAACGTGCACAATTGGAGCTATTCGGTGAGACAGCAATAGCAGAACCGGATGATAGTTTGACACCCGATGATGATTTGGAGGGTGATGATACGTTTTTTGATGATGAAGAAGTTGAACAGCCGGAGTTGATCGAAGAAGATGTACACGATTGATACGTTTGAGGAAATAGATTATTGTTTAAGCATGGGGTATAACCCCTTGCTATTCAATAATAATTTCGATATTGAGCCTAAAACAAGGTATGAATATTTAAAACGGATGTTCGGAGAGGGTCACGGACAGAGGGAAAATGAACGTTTCTTCCGGTATATGTGGGATATTAAGCCTCACTATTGTGAAGAATGTTTAAAGCCGTTAGCAGGGTACTCAGCCGTTTATATTTCGCATATTATAACGAGGGGATCGAACCCAATGATTGCGCATGATCCTCGTAACATAAACATACTTTGTTTCAATTGCCATAATCGTTGGGAGCACGCTAACACCCGGAAGGGAATGCGGATATATCAAAGTAATTTAGAAAAAATAAAAGTCCTCAAAAGGGACAGTTTAAAACTGCAAAAGAAATGAAATTAGTAAAATTTGAACTTGTATCTGAAAATGAAATTATGATTAACCCTAAATCTGTGTAATCAATAGTTAGATATACAGATGATTCGGTGTATATTAACACAGTAGGTGTAGATATGCCGTATAGGGTTAAAGGTTCAATTAAAGATGTAAACAAAGCACTAAGCGAAGATAGTCGAATTGATTCAATAGCCGGACTTATGGTTATCGTATTTATTGGAATTTACATATTATCAACATTAGCAAATTTATTATCGCAATGAACTTAAACAAAATCGAATTGATCGGGCGTGTTTGTGCTGATCCGCAAGTTAAAACCTTCGATAACGGAGGGAAAGTGTGTAACCTTTCTATTGCAACAAACGAAAGGGCATATAAAACGAGTAGCGGGATCGAAGTTCCGGAAAAAACAGACTTTCACAATGTAACATTCAAAGGTAAATTGGCTGAGATTTGCGGGCAGTATGTTACAAAGGGAATGGAGTTATACGTAGAGGGTAGTTTACACTATCGTAAATATACCGACTCTAATAACGTTGAAAGAACTATTTCTGAGATCGTTGTAAGGTCTATGCAGATGGGAAGAAAAGCAGGTGAGGGAAACCAGCCGACAGCCGGAGTCAACGGAAACCAACAGCCGACAACCGGAGGTTATAGCGGTCAACAGCAACCGACTCAGCAGATGTTTACGCAAAATGATGATTTGCCGTTTTAAGGTGATTTCTAAATTGGGGATGTATATTGCATCCCCTTTTGTGTTAAATACATGTTAAAACTTAAATTTTAGATTGCAATATTAAATCTTATCCTTATATTTGCAGTGTCAAAAGGAAACAAATTACTAACATTTAAAAATAAATATTATGGCAACAATGACATCAAAACAATTTTGTGAGAGAATGTATGGAATGTATAACTTGCTTGGCGGTGGTGATTTCGGATGTGCTCACTGTTCAGACAATAGGTTTTCTTGCGGATATAGAAAGGAGAATACGGTTTTAACAAATGCACTTATGAAGGCGTGCGATAATCACAAAGTTCCTTATAAGATCGAGGCAAACGAATATTGTATCAATTTCGTAGTAGAATTTAAATAATAATAGCGGTAGAAATACCGCTTTAAACTTATAGTTATGGAAAGAAGAAGATTATCCGGTCAGTACAAAATAGCGATGTGCAAAAATAGAGGAAACGATACATTTGCCGGAACTGTTGGGATAAGAACAGGTTTTATGTATCAGTGCGGTGCGTATCAGTATTTTACTTATTGGGAGAATGACAATAAAATATCGGTTACTGAATCAAGTACAGGTTTTCGTGTAATGTCTTTGGATGTTGAAAAGGGAGAAACTCCTAAAACTGCGCATGATAGGATAGTTGATAAGTTGAAGGGTTTTGATCCATCTTTGGCAAACTGGAATAGTGCTAAAGAGATGATGAAGAAATATAATATTCCCTATCCTCTTAATGAATGGATAGTAGGGCTAAAAGACATAAACCATGAATGAAGAGGTAGAGAAAGCAAGATCGGTAAGTAACGAGGTTATTTCGGAAACTATCAGAAAATCGACTGATAATATAAAGGCAATGGAGGACGATTTCAGATTAGTAAGAAAGAAGTTGCGGAAAATTGGCGATCGAATAAAATTTGAGAGAAAGAAACTTGATATATACAACGAAGAAATAAAAAGGAGGGTTAAGTATGGAATTTGGTAAATTACTGTTAGATAGATTGGGGTTCAACCGTGAAATGTTGGAAGATAAACTTTCAGAAATATCCGCTAAGGAGAAAGAGATAAGAGTTCTAAAGAAAGAAGTTTCCGGTATAATGGAACACATATCAAAATTGGAAAGTACGTTAAATCATGTAGAGCATTATTATTGCGGTGCTTGCTGCTATCTTGAAAGTAAATGTAATAAGGGAAAATATAAGTGTCTTGAAACCGGAGAATACAAGAAATATCACTGTAAGGCGTGTGAGAAATTTAGAGATTTACCATTTTAATAACTAATTATAAATTAAATATTATGATCGATTTTAATCAAAAAGTAATTTCCTTAACTAAGGAGTGTGCAGAGCAACATGAAAGAATGAAAGCAAAAGGTTTTCATGATAGAGATGTATCTTTGCCGGAGATATTCGGTTTAATCATTTCGGAGATGTGTGAGGCAATGGAGGCGGAGAGAAAAGGACGTTATGTAGAAGATAGTAAATATGTTTGGGTATTAGCATATAAAGATGATGAAAGTTATCAATGCAAGTTTAATCAATGTATCAAAGACACTGTTAGCGATGAACTTGCAGACGTTTTTATCCGGTGTATGGACGCAGTAGGAAAGTATAACAAGGATAATAACGATATAGTTCTATTCAAGCATTGTATTGATGGACGAGTGAAAATGCTGAAAGATTTGCCGAAAACATTCGCTTATTACGTTTATATTTTAAGCGAATGGGCTACTCTGAACGAAAAAACTTGCTGCCAAAATTTAATGGTAATGATAGAACTTTGTGCAGCAATAGCGATCATACATAATATTGATTTGGGTAAAGCGATTGAGGCAAAAATAAGATACAACGAATTGAGAGGTCAAAAACATGGGAAAAAATATTAATTCATTATGGAAGAAAAAATTATTGATTTAGCAAGAAGAAGCGTTTATTATGGTGATCCGGAAGGTTACCAAGTTGGGGGATTCCATTACAAGACATCCGGCATGCAGCTTTCTGAATTTTTAGAAAGGAATAAAGTTGGTTTCTTGGAGGGGAACGCAATGAAATATGTGTTTAGGCACGATAAGAAGAACAAAGAAGAAGATTTGCTAAAGGCTATTCAGTATATCAAATTGATTCTAAAATACAAATATGGTAAATTCTTAGTAGGTGATATTCTGTTGAGTGAAGAAGAATATAGAAAACTGGATGAGCTTATCGAGAAGCAAAATACGATTGAACTTGATACTACTTTTATCAGAAATGCGTTAAAAACCACATCAATCGCTTCGCCTAAAATATCGGTAGACAAAGCAACTTTATATGTTGCAAAGCTAAGAGAGGTTAAAGCCGAATATATCGAAAATTTTGTTTTGTCGGATATAAAAAAATGCAAGCTTTTAGATATGGGACTACGGTATAGTGCGGCAGGTGGTATCTATGTTCGTTTTGATTCTAAGAGAGGAGAAACAATATGTGTTAAGCCGGGTTATTATGTTGTTCTAAATGAAGATGGGAGATATGAATCATACTCAAAAGAAAAGTTTGAGTCTACTTTTCAACCCAAATACTAACAAAAATAAATAATGATAGGTCACGTTGCAAATATAGCAGCGTGACTTTATTTTTATATTATCTATAATAGTGTTATTTTTGCGCATATTGAAAGATTATATAATTTGTAGTACAATATACAGAATAGAAATTATAACTTAAAAATACGTCTTAAAATGGATAAAAAAATAGGTTCAATGAAAAGAGGGCAGGGAAGGCATAGCCGGACGGACGAACAGACTGAAAGAGACCGTTCCTTTGCCTCTGATTTGTTTTTGAAAGGTTATTCTTATAGAAGAATAGCGGAAGCGATTAACGAGCGAAATAAGGCGGATGAAGTGCCGTATACCGTGACTTATCAAACAGTGTATAATGATATTCAGTTTTGCCTGACTCAGTGGAAAAGAGAACAGTTCGATAATATAGATCAGTATATTACGCAGGAACTCCAATCTTTGGATAATGTAGCTCGTGAAGCGTGGGAAGAGTGGGAAAAGTCTAAGCGTCCCAAATGTAAGACAAAGTATATTTTAGGGAAGGCTAAGGAGGTGCAAAAGGAAACAACAACGGGTGATCCTTCTTTTTTGAATGTAGTTCTCAACGTGCAGCAAAGAAAAGCAAGGTTGTTGGGGTATGACTCACCGTTATGTATAAACTTGGTGGGAGATAAAGAAAAGGAGAAACCTAAATACGATTTTTCGGATGTTCCGGAGGACGTTTTAGAACAGTTGGCAGATTCTTTGCAAAATACGGAGGGCAAAAAGTGAAAAAAGTAAATGAAATACCACCTATTGAGATTGTGAAGCATGTTGCGAGGAAGAAGTTTAAGAACTATGCGAAATTCATAGATGATAAAATAGTTCTGAGTCAGTTTCACAAAACATACTACGAGATTCTCGATAGGTTTGCACATGGTAAGATCAAAAAATTGATTGTTACCGTTCCGCCTCAAACTGGAAAATCAGAGGGTAGCAGTAGAAAGCTACCTTCTTTCCTTTTGGGGCTTAACCCGTCTTTAAAGATATTGATCGGTTCTTATGCCGCATCACTCGCAGAGGGGTTTAATAAGGATGTACAAAGAATCATGGATACACCGGAGTATAAAAGCCTATTCCCCGACACCCGAATAATGGGAGAGGAAAAAAAATCGAGGTATCAAGCGTTTGCGAGAAACTCAAAAATGACTGAAACAATCGGAAAGGGTGGGTATATTATATCCGTTGGACGTAATGGTAGTTTGACGGGTAAATCTGTTGATATAGCCATTTTGGACGACTTATACAAGGATCATATGGAGGCAAATTCTCCGATTATCCGGGAAGCTGCATGGAAATGGTATACCACTGTTGTAACCACCCGTCTACACAATAACAGTCAACAACTTATTGTGTTTACGAGATGGCACAAAGACGATTTAATAGGTAGGATCGAAGATAAAGAGAATGTTGTCAATGTTGAAAAGTGGGAAGATTTGGATAATATACCGGAAGGCGCTTGGGTTAAAATAAAATTTCCCGCTTTAAAGGTGGGAGAACCAACAGAGATTGACCCACGTTTGCCGGGTGAAGCGCTTTGGGAGGAAAAACATAGCGCTAAGAAATTGAACGCACAAAGAGAACTTGATAGAAATGAATTTGAATGTTTGAATCAAGGAAACCCGGGTGGTGCTGAGGGGACTCTATACGGTAACTTTAAAACGTATACCGATAAAAACGATTTTGGTGTGTTGGTCGGAAGGGGTAACTATACAGACTGTGCGGATACTGGTAGCGACTACCTTTGTTCAATTTGCTATGATAAATACCAGTCAAAAGAAGCGGTTTGGAATGAAAAGGAAAGGAGGTATAAGCATCTTATTTTCTGCCTTGTGACGGATATTGTTTATACTACCGCACCGATCGAAGAAACGCAGGTTAGTGTTCCTAATATGTTGAATATTAATGGTACAGATTACGCATACATAGAGAGTAATAACGGGGGGCGATCCTTCGCTGTTAACATCAGTCCAAGAACTAAGGCTGAAATAAATTGGTTCTGCCAAAGATTAAATAAAGAGGCTCGTATATTGTCGAACGCTGCAAACGTTACTCAGTCTATTGTTATGCCGTATGGGTGGGAGTCACGTTTCCCGAAATTCCACGAACATATAACAAATTACCTTCGTGAATTTTCAGCGAATAAGCACGATGATGCGGCAGATGTTTTAACTGGTATAGTCGAGAAAGAAGTTATTCCAACTATATATCAAAAAAGAAGAGGAATAAGGGTTATAAACTGATAAAGTAGGAAAATGTATCAGACTTTCAAGTTTATACGGTATATTTGCGAAGTAAAATCAATTGTTTAACTAAATTTTTATAATTATGTTGTATTGTGATTGTCCTTTAGGAGCAGCACTTCCGGATATTCCCGCATTTAGCTGTCCCGACAATTTCGGGCAAGTTCAAAAACTTGCTTTTCAGAGACTCGAAAAAACGGCAGGAACTGCAAATACTATGACTGCCGAAAGTATCGTAAAGTTGGCTACATGGACTCCTTTACTGTCAGCGGAAGACGGTACTAAAGTAGTAGTTACGCCTTATATTTACGAGCCGACAGTAGAGGCGGGCGCTGCCCTTACTTATGGAGGCGGAAACGCAACTCCCGGAGGTATTGTAGAAATTTTAGGGTCGGAGTCGACACCGTTTACAGCTTCGTTCAAGAAGTTGCCGCAAACCATTATTAAGGCGATGAAAGCGTTAATGTATGAAGCAGGGCAGATCGGTGTGTTCCTTATCAATGGAAACGGTCAAATCGCTTGTGATAAGACGGGTGAGAATTTGCACGGTTTCCCTGTTTGGTCGCTGTTTATCGGTGATAAGACTATCGGAGGTTTAGAAGCTCCGGATAGCAATGCTATTACGTGGAACTTCATGCCTAATTGGTCGGACAACTTCACTATCGTGAAACCTGAGTTTAACCCTCTGACTCAGTTAGTGCCTTCTAAGGGTGTAGGCGGATGATAGCTAAAAAAACGTATATTTCCCTCAGTTGTGAAGAACTGGGGGAAGCTCGTTTATTCGATATTGAACACGCTGAGAGACTTTTGGGAATGGTTAATAATGGAGGGTGGCATATACCGGAGGACTCAGAATTTAAATTAAATGAAAATGGGAAAATCATTAGACGAAATAAGGGAGATATACAGACATCCGGAGGGGATCAGTCAAATAGCGAAAGCAAAGGAACACGAAGAAAGAATAGCGTTTCACACACGGGTGAGAACGAGTGATGATCGTAATAAGCCAGTAATTGACTTTCTTTCTAAGGTTAAGACGTGGATAGCGAAAGATAAATATGATATTTTCCTATCTATGTTCCATTTCCCGGTTAAAACAAATGGTGTTACTTCTGAGATATTCGACAAACTGAGCCGTGTTTTCGATGGTAGGAATCCGGTTTATAACTATCAGTTTAAATCATCTGAGGATCGGGATGACTGGGAGTATTACCGAAAGGATGTTTTAAAAGAACCTTCGGTTTGGAGTACGGACGGTTGGGATAATTTCAAGCATAGAATTAACTCTGTTTTGGTCGTTGATATGCCGGAGGTACAGGTAGGAGAAAAACCAGAGCCGTATTTTTTTTGGTTGCCTATTGCAAACGTACTTTCTTATCGCACATGTGGGAAAGACTGTAATTTGATGGCTTATATCATGTACGTAACGGACGAAAATAAGATCGTCTATATTGATGAAGAACGTTATGTAAGATTTGATAAAACGAGGGAAAACGACTTGATTTTAGAGGTAGACAATATGCACGATTTGGGCTATTGTCCGGCTCGTTTCTTTTGGTATGACTCTATATCATTGAGTGAACCCGACATTAAAATAAGCCCTATAACGAGCGAACTCGACTCTTTCGACTGGTATCTTTATTATTCCACGGCAAAGAAGCATTTAGATTTATACGCATCTTATCCGATTTATTCTGGTTATGAACGTGATTGTCACTATGAGTCACACGATGGCAAAGAAAGGTGTGATGATGGTTTTTTAAAGAACGAAAAAAACGAGTGGATTACAGGTGCTGACGGAAAACCGATGGCGTGCCCGATTTGTTCAAGCAAGCGGTTGAGGGGTGCAGGCTCTTATGTTGAGATACCCATCCCGGACGAAATGCACAACGTACCCGATTTGAAAAACCCGATCACTATGCTATCCGCTGATACCGGATCACTCGAATATAACGTAAACGAGGAAAAGAGGCTGAGAGAGGAACTTGTAAGATCGGTAACCGGTGGAGAAGGGGAATTAAACAGGTCTGAGGCTATTAACGAAAAGCAAGTTAAAGCGGGTTTTGAGTCCTTTACTACTAAACTAAACAGAATCAAACGGGGCTTCGAGGAAGCGCAAACATTCGTAGACTCTACTATCTGTTTACTCCGTTATGGTGATAGCTTTGTTTCTTGCAATATTAACTACGGGACTGAGTTCTATATCTATACACCGGAAGAGCTTTCAGAGCGTTATAAGATCATGAAGGAAACCGGAGCCTCCGAGGCAGAACTTGATTCTCTGAGGCAACAGATAATAGAAACGGAGTACCGGAACGACCCTACACAGATGCAAAGGTTATTAATCCTTAACGAGATAGAGCCTTATTCACACTTAACGAGAGAAGAAGCGGTAAATCTGTATAAAGAAAAAGTTATAAGTGAGGAAGATTTGCGAGTTAAATTAAACCTTCCTACATTTGTGCGTAGATTTGAAAGGGAGAACATGAATATCATTGAGTTCGGTTCTGCACTTGACTATAAAAAGAAAATTGAAATAATTATTAACACTTTAAAAAAGTACGCAAATGGTTTACAGAACGGATCAGTTAGATCAACTGAATGAAAGTAATTACGTTTGCCCGCAGGATGAAGTTAAATTGTATCACGTTATTCAAGAAGTGAAAGAGTTTAACCCGAAAACAGGGCAAAGAATCAGCGTCCCGGTGTTGCAAAAATACAAGCGAAAGACTTTTGAACTTGATATTTTGCCGAGACTGCCAAGATTGGGTTATACATTGAGAGTTGTTTTCGACCCGGTTAAATATGAATCTACAATTTCAGAGGCAAGACGAGCCGCAGAACTGGCAGCGAGAGCCGAGGCAAAAATGAAGGCAGACGAAGAACTGAGAGAGCAAATTAGACGTGAAGAGGCTGCAAAACTTCGTGCGGAATTGAAGAAACAAAAAGAGAAAGGAGAAAAGTAATGTTAACAGTAGAATTGCTTAGGCAGAATAAAGCGTTATCGGAGCTATCGGATGAAGTTCTTAACGCTATTTCGGAGCTTTCAAAAAACGATGAAGCGCAGACGGTTGCGGCAAAGGTGAGAGAAGCCGAAAACGGTATTGCTTCTCAAATGAAAGAGGCTTTTGGTATTGAGGGTGTAACCGATCTCGATTTGAAAACCGCAATTGAGTTTGGCAAAACAAAGATTTCTAAATCTGATACCTCAGCTTTTGAAAAGCAGATTAACGATCTGAAAGAAGAGCTAAAAGCGGAGAGAGCTAAAAAGGGAGGTGACCGGGATACAGATAAAATCAATCAGCTTACAGCCGAGCTAAACGACACCAAGCAAAAATTTGCTGAGTTGAACAACCAACTTTCAGAGAAAGAAAAGGAGTTTAACGGTAAGTTGAACGATTACAAGATCACTTCTTACATTTCAAGCGCAATGCAGGGGATGAAGTTTAAGAAAGATATTTCAGAGCCAGTTCTAAACGTTGTGAAGCAACAGGCGGTTAACTTGCTTAAAACTCAATTCTCACCAACTTTGCAAGGTGACGAAGGTTCTGAAAGTCTTATTTTCATGAAAGACGGTGTACCTTACAACAACCCTGCAAACAGTCTGAAACCGTTTACCGCATCAGAACTTCTGTCTCAACAGTTCGAGCAGTTCGGTGTGCTTGACAAAGGTAGACAGGCTGGCGGTGCTGGAAGTTCCGGAGGCGGACAGGGTAACGGTAGCTTGCTTGATTTAAGCGGTTGCAAAACCAAAGTAGAGGCAAACAAGGTTGCGCAGGAGTATTTAGCTAAGAAAGGTTATACAAGCGAGTCGGAAGAGTATCAAACGGAGCTTGATAAAATTTGGGTTGAAAACAAGATCGCAGATTTGCCAACAGAATAACTAAAGAGGGGGTTAAACCCCTCACAATATAAACTTTAAAACAATAGATTTATGTCGTTAATTGCTACAAGAACACAGGAGTTTAGATTAAAGAACCCTAACATTGACAAAAACATGGCTCGCATGACCGAATGGGGTGCGTATGACTTCTTTTTGTCTCAAACAAATGCGATGGACTCAATGCTTTCCGATGAAACTAAGCGTAGAGCGTTCGCCTCAATGGGAAGCGATATTAAGATTCCCGTAATTGATTACGATAAAAACGTAACAGTGTCAAACGCTCGCACATGCGTTATTGCAGATGCGGAGAATACTTCTCGTTTGATCGGTGTAACTTGGAAGACCTATGCTTTCGGTTTCACTATGACACCGAACATGTATTCAAACAACGAAATCGATTACCAACAGGACTGGAACAGAAAGCTACAAAAGCACATCCGTAAGTTCATGGATACCGTTGATAAGGACGCTATTGCGGCTTTGGAGGCAAACAAAACACAGGTATTCGGAAACTTGCTGTATTACACAAAAACGGGTAACGATGTGCAAGTGAAATTCACTCAGCGCAACGACATCCTCAGCGACTTGCACCCGATGTTCCGTGCAAACGACTATTCCGGTCAACTTCATATCATTGGCGACACTGGCGTAGACTCAATGTTGCGTAAACTGGAACAGCACGGTTTGTACAATGACGTTAACAAACAGTTGGAGTATGCAAACAAAGTGTTCCATTTCACCAACAACATGACTTTAGAGTCGGAAAACTTCGCTCAGATGTATGCTGTTGAGTCGGGTAACGTTGGTTTGTTGACCCGTGTAGACCGTGCAGCCTACAACAACACTAAGTCGGGCACACATGAATTTGGAAAGGTTGTTCTTCCTTATTTCGGTAAAGAGGTTGGAACACACTACTACGAAGAAGTGGGCGATCAGTCAGCTATCGCAGGCGAAGCTACTGCCGATATGACTTGTGACGTTAAACATTTCTACGGTTTCTCAGTTGATATTGCTTTCGTAGTAGCGTTTAACTCTGATCCTGCAACAATCGCTAACCCGATTATGAAGATCGAAGTAAACAAAGAAAATTCAGAATTTGGAGGTACTCCCGTTTACATCACGAATGCGTCTCAAATCGGTGGAGGTTCTCCGGCTGGCGAATTATCGGTTAACCTTTCTAAAATCGGAGGTAGTCCGGTTGCTGAATCTGCTTTGAAAGTAGATTTGGATAAAGTCAAAGGTACAGCTGTTTCGGCTACTGGTGGCGTAGTTGATGTTAAAGTCAATGCGCAGGCTGCAAATCTTAATGTTGAGGCGAAGAACTCTGATAGCGCACCTGTACCAACAAAAGCTGTTGGTGGATAGTAACGAGAAAGTAAACTAAGTATTAACAAAGGGAGGGGGACAAAATCCCTTCCCTTTTTTAATTTATAACCATGTACAGATTAAAGGATATACAAAAAGAACTTGCCACGCTCGTAGGATGGCGGCAGTCGTACGATAGAGACGCTAAGATAGACGAAAGTTTAACGGTGTCCGATAGTGGTGTTATGTTTCAAGACGTTCACCCGCTTGTGACGCTAAGAAACATTGAATCTATTATGCCACTTGATTACTATTTACGTTATCCGGAGTATCGGGATACTGACACTTATAAGCCGGGTGACAAGGTAGTTTACGGCAAGGACGTGTTAACGCTTCGTCCGGACGTATGGGAGGCAATAACAGAGAATGTTGGTGTAGAGCCTTCAGAGGGTGATAACTGGAAACGGTACAACCCACTAAGCGATTATTTGCGTGAATTGAACGAAAGAGCGATCACCAATACCGTTACTCGCTTCATTAATGAAAAGTTGATTGCAGGGGAAACAAAGACGCTTTTAGAGCGTACAAACTTCTTCGATGGTTCGGGGAAGATAAATAACGAGATTGACCCTACCGATAGCATTGTAGGATATGAAATATTGCCAGTCCGTTCTATGGGGGTAACAACCAAGATCGAAAAGATAGGTTTGCAGTTTAACAAGCCGGGAAAGGTAAAACTTTACCTTATGCACACCTCACAGGTAGACCCGATTAAGACGTTCGATTTGAATTATACTAAAAATGGTTCTTATCAATGGTTTGATGTCGGTAACGATGTGTTACTCCCTTATATGTCTGAGGAAACTTCACCCGGTGGCTTGTGGTACTTGTGTTACGATCAAAAAGAATTGCCGTTGGGGATGTATGCTATAAACGTCTCTAAGGACTTTTCACGTGACCCGTGCGGTACTTGTAATATCGGAAGCGTGCAGGCGTGGAGAGAGCTAACAAAGTATATCAGAGTTTCACCGTATAGAGTTGACTCTACGCAGTCGGAAGATGGCGTAAAGATGTGGAATATAGAAATGAACATGTATACGTCTGCAATCTGCTACGGTTTAAATGTTCAATTGTCGGTAGGATGTGATATAACTGACTTTATCATTCAGTCTAAGTATGCCTTCACGCATGCCGTTTCTCTGCAAATGGCTTCTTATGTGCTGCGAGAGCTTGCATTAAATCCGAACGTCCGGCAAAATGCCAACCAATTGAATATCGACCGTGAAACACTATTGTACGAAGTTGACGGAAATTCACAAGGGCGTGCGCAGGGTATCGGATACGAACTAAAGAAGGCTTTTGAGGCTCTTTCTATTGATACAAAAGGGATGGATAGAATATGCCTTTCTTGCCGGAACAACGGGATAAGATTTAAAGCAACATGATAAGCGGTCTAATAGATAAGTTTAAAAAGGTAGGTGAGGAACTCGACACCGGAGAAATAGCAAAAAAGATTGTGCGTGACAATGATAATATACTTATTGACATGAACGCACAGGATCAGCTATACGCAAAGGGTGTTAACCGTTTGGGCGTTCGTATAGATGAATACCAACCCTACCGACCCTTAACTATAAAGGTCAAAATAGAAAAGAGGCAACCGTACGACCGGGTGACACTAAAAGACACAGGAGAGTTTTACGACTCTTTTTATGTTGAGACAGCAGAAGATCGGTTTTACATAAAAGCCTCAGATGAAAAAACTAATTGGCTTATCAAAAAATACGGTGCTGAAATTTTCGGGTTAACAAATGATTCACTTGCTGAGTTTATTAACGATTATGTGAAGGACGAAGCATATAACAGAGTAAAGGAGATATTAAATGAACGATAGGGCTATAATTAGACCAAATTCGACACTTTTCGATAAAACGATAGCCGATGTACAGGTAAGCCTAACAAAATCGCTTAAATGGCTTAATTTCGCTTTCGGGAACGTGGTTAAATTGGTAGAGAGAAACGAGAGGGGGAAATTTGTTACCCCATCAGTGTATTTTAAGGGAAATGATTATTTGCGCTTAGAGCCGGACGATAAGCGGGGCAACGTTTGTTTTTTCTATATGCACGACTCACAAGATTATGAAGGGGGAGACTCTTTGTCTGGCTTTGGCGATCTGAGGGGGACGGTTAGCATTATCTTTTGGTTCGATACCCGTAAAATCCCGGGTGCGGAATACTACAACGTGGAGTTTGTAAAGTCCGAAATACTAAGAGCCTTAACGCATGAGCTTTATCTGCCATCCGGTGATATACAGGTGAGAAAGATATTCCACGACGCCAACAACGTATACAAGGAGTTTTCTATTCAAAAGACGGATAATCAATACTACGTTTATCCCTATGCGTGTTTGCGGTTTGAGTGTGATATTCATTGCGAAGAAGGGTGTTATTAAAGGGGGAGTTTCCCCCTTTTTTGTGTTAAATACATGTTAAAACTTAAAGTTTCGCTTGCAATATTAAATAAACTCCTTATATTTGCAATGTCAAACAACGAAAGACCCCACAATCTAACCAAGACGCAAAAAGATTGTTGAAAGATTAAATTCATAAGAGTAGAAAATAAGCAACGGTATCTACGAAGGGTTAAATGAAGGTTCGGTATCCGATTAAATGAAGCTATAAAGCCTAAATCTTTCGATGAATGACAAAGTAGCAACAATTAAATAACAAGATTATGACAAAAGAATTATTCATTCAGAGAACAGTTGAAAAATTTATTATGATGGAATTTGTTAAGGGAAACATGGATACCAAAGAACAAGTTGATACAATGATAGAAGTTATAAAAAGAAAGTTAGACTTTTCGCATGATGAAGCATGTGATTTTATAAGAAAAGCGATCGGAATAAACGAATAACTTTAATTATTAACAAGTGGGGGTATTACCCCCACATAAAAATTAAAAATATGACTACTTACATTTATAAAGGACAAAAGATAAGCCACTCTAAAATATTATCCCTATTGCGTAGTGCAGGCATTTACGGAGGAAACAAACTATCATATTATGAAGTTTTGGTTAAAGCAGCCGAAAACGGCAACGAAAGAGCCACGTATATTTTGAGAGATTTAAAAGTGATATAATAACCGTGGGAAACCACACAAATTTTAAAGGTATGTTTAACAAAGAAAAAAATGAGAATTTAGAAAAGAGAGTTAAGGAACTGGAAAGAATAGAAGGTATTTCAAAACTTTCGGAAGATGTATCTAAAAGATTGATACATGCTTTAATTGACTCTAACAACGAAGTAGTAAAAAGAGTTTTTGATGATGTGTGTGTTCGCTCGGTATATGGTACATCTGTGTTTCAGCCACCTAAAGCCGGAGACATTCACGCAAGTAATGCGGTGTTTAACGGTATACCCGATTCTTTAAAGAAGGTAGAAGAGGATAAGATGGAAGTGCCTACCATAGCAAGCGTGTTAGAAAAAGCCCGAAGGAATACGGTTGCGATACAGGAGCTTTTAAAACGAACAGGGTGTTCGAACGTGAACGAAGTAATAAGCAAGTTTGAACTTGGGGTTTCTTACGAAAAGATGTATAAGGAGCAAATATCAAAAAGAAAAGAGTTGTTAGCAGCAACAGGGTGTGCAAACTTTAGCGACTTGAAAAATAAGTTCTTATGTAAGGATATAAAGAGGGATGAACTAATAGGGGAAATAAACGAGCTTTCACGGCAAAGAGAACTTTTAGATCGTGATTTAAGAAATCAAATAGCAAAACTTTCTGATAAAAACCAATCTTTGATGCAAAGTGAAAAAAGCCTTATTTGCAAACTTGCAGATAAGAACGAGGAATTAAAGATGGTGGAGGAAATTTCAGAAGGTAGGTATGAAGAAAATGCATGGCTTCGTGGCGAAATGAAAAAGACAGAACTAGCAGTAGAGCGTCTAAAGAAGGAAAACAAAAAGCTTAAATCGGTTAATGCGAAAAGGGTAGAAAGTACGTTAGATTCCATTTGCAGAGAAGCGGATGCGATAGTAGGATATTCAGATTTAAAAAAGAAGTATGATAAATTGCTTTCAAGAAACAAGGAGTTGCAGGCTGAGGTATTAGAAGTATTGAGAGATAAAAAATACTTGGAGATGGCAAACACTTCACTCCTGCAAGAAACTCGTAAAATTAGAGAGTCTTTGAACGAGAAGATAAAGAAGCTAAGACAGAGACTTAAAAAATCATCTATCCGTTACAGAGACTTAAAAGAAATCATTTCGCACAACGGTTTGAAATCAGTATAACAATAACAGCCGGGATAATATCCCGGCACAATATTAAAATATATGTTGAAAGTAGATATAAGAAATAGGATATTAAAACCAAAGGTTGGTGAGATTATAACCGTAATAGGAGATATATATACCACGGTAGCGGAAACTATACCGGACGAAAACGGGAGATGTGAGTCATGTGCTTTCAATGATGCAACAAAGGTAGGAGGTGATTGCGGTGATTTTGTGAGTTGCTCTAAACTTAACCGTAAAGATAATGTTATGTTTAAACTAATAGAAAGAAAGAGAACTAAGGAGGTTGAAAATGAATAGAATATCTTTGTCGGATAGAGATAGGTTCGTACCGAAAGAGGAGGAAGTATTTTTTGCAGAAGTTCCGGGAAAGGGAATAGACCGGAAGGTAGAGGCGGTATTATCGAAAGACGGTAGCGGTTGTAAGAATTGCGCATTTTTTAAAGGAGAATTAAAAGACTTGTGTATGCAAATAAACTGCCTTAACAGAGGAAGTCAATTAACTTTTAGGAGGGTGAGAAATGGAGAAATTTAAAAGAGTAGAACTATATGATATCTTCACGATAGATCACCCGATAACAGGCGAAGTTATCAGAGTTCAAGCAATGGAAGGAAACAATGTAATATCATGTCGGGAGTGCTTATTCAGACAAAAGGAGTTTAGGAAGATATGTCCACTTATGCGATGTGTCGACATGTCTACGGGAAAATGTCAAACGTATAAACAAGTGAAGTTATGAAGAAATTAGATTTATCAATGATTCCGATTGACCTAAAGGTAGGCGAGGAAATGGAGGTATTAACCCCCAAAGGTGATAAGGTTACAGTAAGGTGTGTTGAGGACAAAAGAGAAAATATGTGTGATTGTTGCTTCTTTGGGGAAATGGGTTTAGGCCTTTGTAATCACGTCAAATGCAATTTAACGGAGCGTGAAACAAAAGATAGTGTAAGTTTCCAAGAAGTAAAAAGGGAGAGAATGCGTAGTAACGAGAAAGGAGAATTATTATGAAAGAAGTGATTGACTTTAAAATAGGTGATGAATACAAGGAGGGTGATATACTAAAGACGAGAGAGGGGATATATTTGCTCGTAGAAAAACCGGATAACAAACATTGCGTTGAATGTTGTTATTCGTGTTGGTTTCAAAATGCACCATGGGACGCATGTATTCAAATGAATTGCACCGCAGGAAATTTTTATTTTAGACATTTTGAGACATACAAAGAGGGCGAGGAATACAACGTAGGTGATCTACTGAAAATACCGAAATTCGGAGAGCCGGGAAAGTTTATCCTTTCGATGGTGGTAGAGGACGATATTATAGATGAATTTAACAATAGCAGTTGCGGACGATGTACGTTCAACAACTGGATATACCATACGGGAGATTGTTGTTCAAAAAACAAATGCGTAGATTGCCTCAGAGATACAAATCAAGACGATGTATATTATAAACCATTAGCGGAGGTATCAGAATGAAGCAAAAGAAAGTGAGAGATTTTGAGGTGTTCGAAGTAGTACACCCGATCACAGGGAATAAAATCAAAGTTCAAGCAATACCACGGGATACAATTTCATGCAACGGATGCGACTTCCGAAAGGGAGATTTAGAAGGAATGTGCAAGGTGTACGCATGTGTGAACAATCAAACGTTAGACTGTTTAGTGTTCAAGAAAGTAAAGTAGAAATTCAAACGAAATGTTATAGAGTTTTAAAAGTTAAAGTATTAATTTAAATGTGTTGACTTATGAACAAGAAAGCTATTGATAGCCTCTTAGAGGCAAAAAGACAGATAGACAATACAATTACTCAACTTATCAGAGAAAACGAAGCAGATGGCAAAGAAATTATGTCTACGTTGAGCAAATGCGAATATATGCTATCAGGTTCTTGCATTATCTTCTCACAGCAATTTATAGACTGGTGTTTATCCCGTGGCTTTTTGTCTACCGCCACTGAGGAAAATTCTCTTTTTGGAGGTTCTTATATGATTCAAAGATATGTGTCAAGAACAGACCTTATCCGGGTGAATGGAAGCGATATAACCGTTCATCCTTCATTGTTGTACGTATACTTACACAGAGGTGAAAATGAATAATACAAAGGACTGGGAGGAATTCCGCAAAGATGTGAGTAACTCCGAAAAGGTGGGCGAATATATAGCCAATATGATAGATCACGATGAAAGGGAGAAACTAAAGATACTTTTAGATATTTGCGAGAAAAGCAAGGATAGCAGCTACGATCTGCCTATTGACTGCAAAATATACCTTCCTTTAGGCTCTTTGTTGTTTGAACATGAAATGCTTGATTTTATAACGTGGGCTGATAAGATGGGATATATTCGGTGTGAAGAAGACAAGATTATCATTATTTCGTCTATGATTAAAAGACGGCTTATCGTTGGATCACTTAAAGTTATGCCGGAAATCGTGGAAGCGTTCGCTTTATACAGAAAGCATGTAGGTTAGGAGTCTTCGGACTCCTTTTCTTATTTATAAACATTTCGTTTTTATCCGCCTCCTGGGCCTCTGAGACTAACGTTTTAATAATCAATATCTTTGCAAAATTGCTTTTTATTCATACTTTTGTACAAACTAATATTTGAATTATGGAGATTTACAACTATTTTCTTTCTTGCGTGCTACTTGTTTCGTTTGTAGCGGCATTTTGTGTTAACTTTGCCCGAAAGACGGGTGTAATTGAACGGATGTCAGTGTTTGGTGATTCTTGGTTATCTAAGGTGTTCCGGTGGTATGGTGATAGATCACTGATTAACGAGCTAACCAACTGCGATTTCTGCCTATCGTTTTGGGCGTGTGTAATTTGTTCGGTGATTGTGTCGATCGGAACGCTAAGCCCTATTTTCATCCTTACACCGATCTTTGCAACACCTATTTGTAGAATTTTAATTTAATGATTATGGAGATTAGAAATTATGTATCAGTTATACCACCTTTCGAGATCGTGAGGGCGGTCAAGTTTAACGGTGATGTTCACGAATTATCGCAAATATTGCCAAGTTTTGAACTACTTTCCGCAATGAATGGCGTAATGATGGCACGAATAAACGGCAGCGCTTTTCGGGTGTTTGATAACGATTTTATCGTTCTTGGAGAAAAAATTGCTTACTCAGTTGACGAAGAAACGTTTGCCATATTATACGAGCAGGCAGATAAGGAGGTGACGAATGAACACGATTAAGGTAGGGAATCACACGGTAACGGTATACGAAGGCATTGATGAAATGCCTATCGTTCGTTATCAGAAGTTTAACCGTCTTATGCTGATTGAGTCGGGAGTCGGTAGCACTATTGAGGAACTCGATACGCATTTGCAACGTGCTATTGTCTATTGCAGGACACAGCCGGAACATACGTATAACGAGCTAATGAATCTAAGGCAGTGTTTTAACATGGCAGCGAATGGCGTACATCCCGGAATGATGGCTTTTGCCGCCTTCGTTAAGTCGGTCGATGGCGTGGAATATCCGGTTAATGCGTCCGACTCTGATCTAAAGGCGATATTTGACAGTCTCAGCGATGCAACTATTAACGAACTTTCTGAACCGTTTCAGAAGGTCAAAAAAAAAATAGAGGCGGAAGTATCGGTATACTTCCCACGGATGGCGGACGATCCTCTGATTAAAGAGTATTACGATATTAAACTATCGATGATAAAAGCAAAGTTAGACAAACTTGTGAACAACGTAGATAACAGTGAGGCGGTGAAGGAAATAGAGGATAAGTTACTAACCTTCTTCCCGCCTCGAATATTCTACGGTACTGATTCGGTCGAGATAAAGACGGACAAGGAGTTTCAAGAAATGTGCTTAGTTATCACGCAGAATATGCACATAAATGCACGTGAAATGTCGGTGTCTGAGTTTTACACCGCTTTCGAAATGATTAAGAGACAGGCAAAAAGGAGTAAGAACAAATAAATTTAAATCAAATGGCGAACGAAGTAAAGGGAATAAAGTATAGCGATCTTATACAGCCTGACAGCAGTATAAAGGACGCTATTACGCAGTTGGAAGGACTGCAAAAGATATATGACGCTATGTTAAAGCGTATCGAGGAAGGCGCAAAAGGTCTGCAAAAGCCTATTTCAGAAGGTGGAGGCGCAACGGAGGAAGGGCGCAAAAAGATAGACGCCTACGAAAAACAAGTGCGATCATTGGCGAACGCTGAGATACAATTGAAATTGGCACTTACAGAGACAGCGCAGGAAATCGCAGTCTTAAAGAAACAGACAGCCGATCAAAACTATCTGAATAAACTGCAAGCTAAGTTAGCTAATAGTATGGCCGGAAGCTATAACGCTTTGTCGGCACAATACGAGCTAAACAAAATAAAGATGAACAATCTTTCGCAGGCTTATTTGGAGAATACGGAGGCGGGGAAGAAGCTTGTTAAAGAGACTGCGGAGATTTACGCAGCGATGGATAAGTATCAAAAGAGCACGGGAAAGCACACGTTAAGCGTAGGTAACTACAAACAGGCGTTCGATGGTTTGGGCTTCTCTGTGTCACAGGTGGCACGTGAACTTCCTTCTTTGGCGATCAGCGCAAACACGTTCTTCCTTGCTATTTCTAATAACATCCCGATGGTTATAGACGAAATACAGAAGCTGCGTGCAGCGAACGAGGCGGCAGCGAAGGCAGGGGAAGCGCAGGTAAGTATAACCGGGAAACTGGTTAAATCTCTGTTCTCGTTTAATACCGTGATGGTGTTGATATTGACCGCCTTTTCTATTTGGGGTAAGGATATAATCAACTGGATAGGTAGCCTATTCAAAGGTAAAACAACAGTAGATCAGTTGAAGCGATCTACTACCGACTTGAAAGACGCTATGTTAGAGGCTGGAAAGAGTGCCGTAAACGAGTCTGTGAGACTGAACATCTTGTATAAAGCTGCTACCGATTCCACACGCAGCCAAAACGAGCGCTTAAAGGCTGTTAAGGAACTAAAGAAAGAGTATCCGGAGTACCTTAAAAACCTCTCTGATGAAGCTATTATGACAGGAAACGCATCAAAGGAGTATAAGGAACTTGCAAAACACATTCTATCGGTAGCAATGGCACGTGCCTACGAGGAAAGGATACAAAAGAACGCCAAGGAAGTTATTGACCTCGAGGAAAAGAAGAACCAAGTATTAGAGGAAGGTATAAAGACTTACCAAAAGCAACAAAAGGAGATCGAAGAACTTAAACGTTCGTCTAAGGGTATCGGTATTGGTGCGGTGGCTTTGGAAGCGGCTTTACAAGGGCAGGCGTCCGCATGGAATACCGCCAAAAAGGAGGCAAAGAGCTATGACGAACAAATAGCAGTTATCAATAAGTCAAGTGAGGAACTTGCTAAAAAGGTGGTTATTCCCGATCTTCTTGCAGGGGACAAAGGAGGTAAGACGAATGAAAGGACAAAGAAGGACTTTGATCTACAAGCTGAGTATGAAAATAGCCGTATAGCTCTTATTATTGATTCACGTTTGAAAGAGCAGGAAGAACGTAAAAAGGCAACGGCTGACGAACTGAAAAAGCTAAAGGAGAGCACAACGGAGAAACAAAGAGCTACGCAGTTGTATGCTGATACCGTATACAATATCGAAGCAAAATTGCGTAGAGATTTGGAGAAACTGCAAAACGATTGGCGGGTAGAGGACTTGCAAATCACGCATGACCGATTGAGTGAACGCCTAAAAGCTGTTAGACGTGGCACGGCTGACGAACTATTAATTCAAGTGCAGCTACTCGAAAACGAAAGAGCGCAGGACGAATTGCGTATTAAACAGTCAACCGATAGCGAACAGGTGAAGAATGAACGTTTGCTTATTCTGCAAAGGTCGTATCAGCTTGCATCTATCCAACTGCAAAAGGATTTCACGGAAAATCAAGACAAACGTATAATTGATCGGTCGGTGTTCCGACTTAATCAGCAGCAGCAGGCGGAGAGTGCCGCCTTTAATATCGTGCAACGTTCGGAGAAAGAACAGAGCCGTTTCCGGTTGAAATTAGAGCGTGAAAAGTGGGAGCAAATATTAGAGTTAACAAGGCAGTACGGAGAGCAAATCACGGGATACAACGTAAAGACGGTAGAGGATACCATTAAGGGAATAGACAATGCAATTAAGCGTGATACTTCCGGATGGGACAGCAATCAAGGCGTATTTGGCAATCTGTTTGATCTTGTTTTCGGTGACGCCTTTAGCGCAAAAGATGGTAAGTCAGGCGCAGAGCGTGCAGAACAGTTTAAAGACTCCATATTAGAGGCTTCGGAGTTCGCCATAGAAAACCTAAAGAGTGTTGCGCAGGCAAGGGTAGAGGCGGCAGAAGTTGCGGTACAGGCAGCAGAGAAAGAAGTTTCAGCCCGACAAAAGGTTTTGGACGCTGAGATACAAGCGAGGGCGAACGGATACGCCAACAACGTAGCAACCGCACAAAAAGAGCTTGATTTTGCACGCAAACAGCAGGAAAAAGCACTGAGGGATAAGAAGAAGGCGCAGAAGCAGCAAGAACGCATAGATACACTTATGCAGGCAAGTTCTTTGGTAACAGCAACCGCTAACCTATGGAAAGATTTAGGTTTGGCAGCGATCCCGGCTATTGCGTTGATGTGGGGATCATTTGCTTTTGCTAAGATAAAAGCCTCACAGCTATCTAAAGCCTCGCAGGACACGGAGGAATACGGTGACGGTACGGTAGAAATGATTGATTACGGAGGTTCGCACGCATCCGGAAACGATGTAGATTTAGGTACGACTAAGGATGGTAAGCGTAGACGGGTAGAACGTGGTGAATACTTCGCAGTAGTGAACAAACGTTCATCTCAGAAGTATAAGAAACTCGTTCCGGACTTGATTAATTCGCTAAATAAAGGTACTTTTGAACAGAAATACTTAAACGCCTATTCCGGTAGTGATGAAGTAACGAATATAATGCAAGGTTCAACGGTTGATCTGTCTAAGGTCGAAAAAGATCTGAAATCAATCAAAGAGCAGGGGCGTGTTAAGTACATCACAGGTGCAGACGGCACGATAATTGAAGTAAGGGGAAATATTAAACGAATAATTAAATCATAATGAACGTTAAAGATTTGCGGTTTAAATTGGGGGGTGTAGAAATACATCCCCACTATTCAGAGCTAAAACGGAAGTTTGGCAAAGAGAATCAACAGGAGTTTTTCAGAGAGTCGATAGAGGGGAGTTTAACGCTGATCGGGGCGGACTACCTTCTTGTTAAAAATGCGAGTATTGAGGATATTTTGTACTTGCAGATAGAGCAGAAGGATAAAGGGCAGCTACCAACGCAGTATCAAGTAATATTTGAGGGCTATTTCAGTAAGACAGATTGTGAGATAGACAGCGATAACCGGACGTGCAAAGTCAAGATAAGCCCACGAGATGAATATACCGATATAATGAAGGGTATTGAGAACAAATACGATCTTATCAAGCTTGCACCCGCATTGTCTCAAATAGGGGTATCCAAGCGTCCGATTGTGCAAGTTTATATTGCGGGTGCATCTACAATATCCAACTATCTTGCGGGTACTCACTACGAAACTGAGGTTTTCAACGTTGTAACGGATAACAAGGAGCTAACGGATAAGAATTTCTTTGCCTTCTTCGCTGCATACAACGAAATAGAAGTAAAGGCAGTGCCTTATCAGTTCTTTAACGGGAAGTACTACGGAACGAATGGAACGTACACTAAATTGGATGGCAATTTCTCAATAAAATGGACTCTAAGCGAAGGTCTAAATATCGGTTTCCTTCACTTGGAAAACAAAGAGGGAACTATATTGTACCGATCAGATAAAATCAATTGGAGCGATAAAAGTTACTACTACATAGACGTTTCTGAAATAACATTCACAAGAATAGTAGATGATCCGACACTTCCTCAAAAGTTTGGCGGAAACACTGTTCTTTTGCAGAAGCTATTTCAAAGAATGTTGCTTAACCTTCCGGAGTTGGACGGTAAACCTACCGGGAAACTATCATCAGAGGACGTTTACCCTACCAATAGCAACTACATGTATGCCGCACCATTAAAGGGGAACTACTTTTATACGTCTACGAAGGTTCAGAACGAGCCGACAGAGTACGGTGTAAATGATGAAGGCAAGTATTTTACCGATAACTTCGTTCCGGCTGTGGCGGGTGCAGGAAAGCTGTATCCGGTATGCCGTTCACGATGGGGGAATATGTCGATTTGGTTCGAGTTTGATTTGTCCTATGCGCCATTGGAGGAAAGAGCGAGAAAGGAGTATGTTTTAAGGGACTCGTTCGCCATACAAGACGCTATTAGGGCGCTTATTAAGCAAATTGATCCCACTTTGACGCACGAAGCTACGGAGGAATACAGTAAGTTTTTGTATGCTGCCAATAACCCTATTTCCGGAGCACCTTTTAAGGTATTCATCACGCAAAAAAGCAACATCCTAAAGGGTGAGTATGACCGTCCGGCAAAGAAGGCGGAAACAACCCTCAGCGATATAATGAAGATGTTGCGTGACACGATGAAGCTATATTGGTTTATAGATGGCGATAAGTTCCGGATAGAACATATCTCCTATTTCATGAATGGCGGAAGTTATACCGGTAGCGGAACGGTCGGAATAGACTTAACAAAGCTTAGATATGCAAAATCGGGTCAGTTAATGACGTGGAAAACTAACACGGTCAAATATGATAAAACCGATCTGCCTTCACGCTTTGAATTTTCTTGGATGGACGATACAACAAATACGTTTGCGGGTTTTCCTATTGATGTGAAATCAAACTACGTGCAGGAGGGAAAGAAAGAAGAAGTAAGGGTATCTAACTTTTCGTCCGATGTAGATTATATGCTACTGTCTCCGGGTGACTTTTCACAGGATGGTTTTGCGCTGTTGGGAGCTACGCAGATAGGCGGTAAATGGAAACTACCGTTTGTTGCGTTCAATTTGGTAGACAAGAACAATAAGAAGTACACCGTAAACCCCCAAAACGGCTACATGTCGTTCCTTCACCTCGTTAAATACTACATGTACGATATGCCAGCCTTAGAGATTGAGCACGGAGGCGATCAGACGATAAGAGTGAGAGGAATAAAGCGGAGTATGACGCAAGATTTATCTTTCACATACGACACCACACCAAACCCCGTGCAACTGATAACAACGGATATAGGCAACGGGAAACCGATAACTATGACTGAGGATCTAACAACTCGCCAAATAACCGTATCTTTATCTTACACCCCCTTATGATAGGGGGTGTTTTCTTTTAAATTGCTATCTTTGTGCCTATAATCAATTTTTTAATCAAAATGGAAGTACATAACAACTTTAGTCCTTTGGCGTTTAGAAAGAAAGAATCTAAAGCCACATACGAAAAATGGTACGCTTTCGGGAAGAATTATGCTATCCCCGCAAGCGCAAATACGCTTATACCTTTCCAGTTTACCGATGTAAATGTAGGAGAGGTTCAGCCCGATTCTATTGAGATTGTAGCGGTAAACCAAGAAACCGGAGAGGGCATTAAAACAGGTGCGTATGTTAGTCGTGACGACATGCCCGAACATGGCAGCGTTCTGTACGTGTCACCCGGTAAGAACTCGTTTCGTGAGGCTTTGCCACAGGGTACATATCGGGCGGAGTTTTCAATCGGAACACAGGTTTATATTTCAACTCCTTTTTGTGTTATTCCCGGTATCGAAACAAGTAGCAAATATCTGTTGATTGAGTATTGGAACGATGAAAAGATCGCATATCCGGGTGGCTTTATTACAACGGGTGCGAACAATGACTTCCGGTATCAGATGTATGTTCCTGCAACGATCTGCAAACCTAAATACGAGTTTGAAGAAGAGCTAACCAAACGTGCCGGATACAAGTTTTTGGAACTGCAAACGTCTACGAAGGTGTACGCCTTTACATTCGTTGCACCGGAGTTTATTTGTGACGCTATGCGACTTATTCGCCTATCTGACTATATCCGAATTTCGCACGATGGCGAATATTACAACGCCCTCAACTTCGAGTTTGATGTTGATTGGCAGGAACAATTATATTTGGCGGCTGTTGACTGTCAGTTTGAGACAGATTCGATCATTCAAAAACTACCTTCTTTCAATAGACGAGATAAAGCGTCTTTTTATAATGCCCTATTAGCGAACATTGATACACCTATAATGTTCTCACCCGATACCGTAGGGCTGTATTACAAAGAGTATCGGGAAACAGAGCCAGTTATCAAAGGTAAATTGATCCGTGAACTTTCACCGATTGACTTGATTGACGAAAATACCACCATTGCCGTAGATATGGGTGCGGGTGAGGCACGCAAATTCAACCTTTACCGCATGTTGGAGGGATACATCTCTAAGAACCACGAAGATGTAACGGAGTTCCTTTTATCCCTTCGTGGAGGCGTGAATATCGGTACACCGAATGCAAGCGGTGAGTATCCTGCAAGCGTAGACAGGTACGGGAACGCTAAGTTAAAGGACATACAGGGGAATGATGCAACGTTGAACAACGTCACAGGAAAAGGTGCTACGTTTAAAACTGTGGAAACTGGTTCCTTAACTGTTAACAAGACTTCCGCAACAATTGACGGAATGGGTAATGCCAATGTAGCCGATTTAACTGCAAGGGGTGACTCTATGTTGCGCAGCGACGTATATACAGGTTTAAAAAATGGCAGTCATACCGGAAAGATAACGAAAGAAGGACAGTTGCAGTACCTCTCAGCTATTATTTACGAGTTCCTTTCGTCCGAAACGTTCGTTCCGGGCTTCTTGGGTGAGGGCTTCAAAATATGGTTGGAAAACGGTAACTGGCATATTGAGTGCGATAATCTGACAGTCCGTCAAACTATGAACATCTTTGAGTTGCTGATTCAGAAAATTCGTAGCGTCAACGGTGCTATTGTCGTATCTCAGTCAAACGGTAAATTGTCAGCCGTTGAAGAAGTGGGGACGCAATACAAGCTAACCACTGGTGAAGAATTTCCCACTTTTCAAGAGGGAGATTTAGTCCGGTGTCAGACGTTTGCAGGCTATCAAGGTGCGGGGCTGGCTTTTGACTTTACTCAGTTTGCAAAATATGACTATTCCGGTGATGCTTTTGATAGCAGCTTGATTGATGTTACACCCGACTCTATTAGCTTTAACTTGAATGATACTGGTAATTCCGGTTTTGCATTCTATAAATTTTCCGAGTCGAGCCCAACCCCAATTGAAATACCTTCCTTTACCTTGACTTTAGAGGGTGGTTATCCCGGTATGATGGCTTTTGCTGCCGGACTTGATTCAAATGACAGTCCGGTAGAGGGTGTAGGCGCGTTGCTGCAAAACGGTGATAATGTTATTCCGGCTATTAAATCAGAGCAAGGTATACACAACTTTGCTATAACAATAACTGGTGATTCCGGTCACGGTGATGGTAAGGTTACAGTAAAGCAAAAGAAAGCGGCAGGAAGCGCACCAAACAATAGCTTAGTTAAATTCTATTGGGTGGAAGTTAAAGCGGTTGACGGGGCTTCTTTCTTTGCAGATAAAGCGGAGTTCAACGGTGTTGTTCCGGCTGTCGGTGATGAAGTCGTTCAGATGGGAAATACGAAGAACCCCGAACGGCAGGCTTTAATCTATATCACAGCGCAGGAAAGCGGACACCCGTACATAGAAATATTGAACGGAGTTAAAACAAAATCGTTATCCGGTACGAATAGGACACGTCTTGGCGATTTAAGTAACATACAGGACTCTGCGTTTCCGGAAGGACAACAGCCATCCGGTAGCGGCTTGTATTGCGATAACGCTTTTCTTCGTGGTATATTCTTGCTGAGAAACGGCAAGTCAGTTGAGGATGAAGTAAACCAAGCGAAGCAAGATGCAGCCAACGCAGCAACAGAGGCGGAGAGAGCACAACAGACGGCGCAGGAGGCGAAAGATCGGCTTAATAAATGGGCTGACGATGGTTTTATATCTCCTACTGAAAAGCCAGCTTTGATTGATGAAGGAAAGCGTATACAGGCAGAGTTTTTGCAGATAAAAAATAACGCTGACAAATACGGTGTATCCGTTACTGAATATACCAAGGCTTATGAAGATTATTTAAATGAACTTAGATACCATTCCGCCCAACAGCCGGAAGATATTGCGGTGCGTCCGGAACTTGCAAAGACGCAAACGATATACTACGATCGGAGAAACGGAGCGTTGAACGCTATTGCGAACGCTGCAAAGAGCTACGTAGATGAAGCTGACAAAAAGATAAAGGAGTATTTAGATACGGAGATCACAGCGATACCCGGTAAGATTGAACTTGCTGTACGGAGTTTGAAAACTGCAAATTACAACTTGCTGGCAGATAGCAATAGGGTGTTAAATGGTAATCCGTATCAACTTGGTGTTTATAGATATGAAACACATTTAGTTGTTGGCAAATCGTATACGTTGACAGTGTGTTATAAATGCGCAGATTCAAGTTCAATTTTAGCATATAATAACGCAGGCGGGGGGTATGTGGCTGAGTTCCCTAAATCAGATAGCGAAACCATAGTTTCAGTTAAAATATCTCCATTCAATGAAGATTGGTCGTATTTTGATTTTTATAAGTTACCACAAAAGAAAACAACTCAAACATACGTAAAATGGGCTGTTATTACTGAGGGTGATATTGGTGTAGCCGCATGGATACCGTCACGCACGGAGGTAAGAACGGGTATTAGAAACTTGTTTCCAATATCGCGGATGCAGACAGCAACTAATAAACAGTTAAACTATTTTAATATAACCGGATGGGTCGCAACTGTATACAGTGAGGAAGAATTTAAGTCGAGATTTAAACCTTCCACAAAATACACTATAACAGGAAGATACACCATTCTTGGCAAGCCGGCAGCAGGAGCGGGATACAAAGATAGCAGTTTGGCTTTTTGTATGTGGAATAACACTAACATTATAGATCTTTGGCGTAAAAACGTAGAGAATGAAGCGGTAGGAGCTTCCGGAGATATATTAAACACCTTTACAACCCCTTCCAATTTGGACGGATATAGCATAATTGCGTATACGATGTACGATTCCGGAAACGTTGGCGAGTTCCGTTTTACTGACTTAATGGTATCAGAAGGTATTGAGGCGGTAGGATGGACACAAGCACCGGAAGATATAGAATACGACTACCGGAAGTACACCGACACACAGATACTTGCCGTTGACGGAAAAATCGAACTATCCGTCACCACTAAAGTTAATCAGATAGGCGTAGGGGGCGATAATTTAGTGAGATATTATTCTGACACATTATTTTCTCATCCTCCGTATAGTTCAACTCCAGTTGTAAAAGACGGATACGCATGTGAAACCACTTGGGGTGGTTCTAATACTCCAGATATTTTAACTATTAAAAATAAAAGGATAAGTGTAGGTCAAATACCTGATTTTTGTTATAGATTTAGAATGCTAATAAATGGAGTTCCGGCAACTGAAGATAGAATTTCCGATAAAAGACTAACCACGTATGCAAAGAGTGGGGAAATGTACTATGAAGGAGACGGGAATTTCTACGGATTCGTAAAAGGGAATAGAGGCGAATGGTTTATTCATGCACCAACGATAGGCATTAATGTCGGTGATGTTATTAGAATAGAGAATTTCATCGTAGCAACTGGAACTGTGTGCCCCGGATTTTCCCCTGCATCTGCTGATATTAGCTTTCTTAACGAAAAGTTCACACAATCAAAGATTGATATTGTTGAAGGTAAGATAACATCCACCGTTGAAAAGATAAATACCGTTGATGGACGTGTTACCGGACTTGCTTCACGCATCGAACAGACCGAAAAAAGTATCACGTCTGTTGTTGGTGATATTAG